CAAATATACCAAAAGATGATGATGCAAGGTCGAACCAATAAGTTCCATCTGTTGGGTTTGAAGTTGGTGCAGAAGAACTTCCCATTAAATCATTTAGATTAATGTTTGCTCTTAACACATATGCTCTATTGGCAATTCCTAAGAATGAGTATGCCGCTTGTAAACCGTACTCATTTAGTTCGTAACCATTTAGTGAATTTCCTGATGCATCTGTATAGAATTTTGGATCTCCAAAAGTCTCTGTTAATTCTCTTTGTGATGTAATTAGATATACATTGTTTGCGTTTGTAGTTTGTGTTCCTGATGCTCTCGCACTTCCCGAACCTGATGTTTTATCCTGTGCTGAAGCAACTATGAATAAAGGTGTAGTACCTGCATCTGCTGGTACGTAAAAACTCTCGTCTATGACGCTTACCGCTACTCCTGGACTAGTTAGTGTTGCCATAATATTTTGTCTCCTTGCAATTAAACAAATTATTTGTTCTCTTTTAATATGTTAATACTATTTAGCGGTCATTAAGTATTTTACGGCAAAATAAATGCTTTTTTGGTACCTATATAGGTTACTTAAATACTAGCATGAATGCTGAATTAAGGCCACTGTGCGTAAAATGTAAAACTAATCCAAGAGCCATGGGGTATCGTAAAGGTACTAAGATATATTGGCGTAGGCACTGTGATACTTGTTTACGAAAAAAGAAAAATCTCAAAATAGGCGGTATAACACCGTTGCAACGTTCTGGATATAGTAAAAAATCCAAGTGTGAATTGTGTGGATTTAAAGCACGTGAGCAAATTCAGTTGGATGTATTGTTTATAGACGGCAATAAAAACAATACTGTAGATACTAATTTAAAAACGGTTTGTGCTAATTGTCAGCGACTAGCCAGTGTTAAGCGGCTTCGTTGGACTGTGGGTGATCTTGAAGTTGACGGATAATGTCATCTACTTTAACATTTAGTTTTTCTAAACTTCCGCTGTTTTCGATGGTATAATCAAAGTCTGACTTTGCCCACATATATTCTGAAGAATGTATACCTTTGGGTTCTATGTTTCCTTCGACATAACTTGTAAACCAATCCGGGTCTTTAAATCTTTTTACTAGTAAAATTACTCCACCGTTTTCTTTTATACGTTTTATTTCGTTAGGAAATCTTGTGTCTGAAATGACAGTATTTTGACCTTTATATCGACCTATACAACTATCAACCCATATAGCATCGTGCATTCCTTGACGCATAACTTCTGTGCCAAAGTATTGTAACACCCATCGAGGAGTTACTTCTTTGCCAAAACGTTTGCTCCAAAAATCATCTGGTTTTTCTCTCCATGCTCTACTAGTAGATGTGTTACCTTCAAGAAGATCTCTGTCCCAATTAAACATTGATGATACTGCATCTTTTAAACTTTTTGCAAAAGAATCTCTTTTATAACTGTGTTCATCGACCAGTCTTTGTGCAACTGTATCTTTTCCTGAACCTATTAAACCACAAATACCTATAAGCATTTATAGAGTATACTATCTTTTTATTCTTTTTGCAATCTCTTCTTTTGCTTCTTGGACAGCACCTAGAACTTGTCTTCTTAGGTGAGGATCGCTTTTGGCTCGTTGAGCATCATTTTCCAAATGCTTTACCATATGTTCTAATTCATCAGGTTTTAGGTCACTGTAACGTCTACAACGTTCGTCTCCTGAATCTACATTTACACTTACTTTAGGCATAGTGTTAGTATTTAAAAAAGATTGGGATGGAATTAACCTATAACAAAACTATGCGGTGTTCCACCATCTGCAAATTCATTAATCTCTGCATCAAGTTTTTCCATCATTGCCAAACCTTCTGCTTTTAAGGCTTCACCGTTAAGTGTTGTACCACCTTGAGGTCCAGCAATAGTATTAAATTTTCCTCTTGCTTCGCCCAGCATAGTTTTTGCAACTGCTAGAGTATAGTCTCTGATCCATGGTTTGGAATAGATATCTTTGAAAAGTGTTATATCTGGTCTATAATTGTCAGTATGCATAAGCACTGTTTCATTGTCTGCTCTTGGTCTTTGTGTAATTGTAAGTTTCTTAGTTGCTACGTCCCAATGGAATTGTATGAAACTTCCAAACAATTTTCCCACTAGTTCTTGGTATGATGCAAAAGCATAATAGGTTGCTAATCCACCTGTTGCGCCTGCTCTCAAAAGATATGTGTTTGTGTAAGCCAGGTTAAATGGTTCAAACAATGTTCCACCTTCGCCACCTTCAGTTCTAGAACCTACTGTTCTTCTAAATAATTTTCTTACATTGATTACTTCGTCTGGTAAAATGTAAGTGTTTTGGTTTTTCTTTAGTGTTAAAAAAGCATACGATTCTTCAACAGCATTAGACGATCTTTGTCTGTATCTGTTTATTGCTCTTTCTAAAGCAGTTTGATAATGTTTAGGATCCAATTCAACGTCAATCATACCTTCACCAAGGCTGTTTTTAACGTAATCAAATATCTCTTGTTGACCTGTTTGTAATTCTGACATATACATATTTACCACATGGTTCGCTTTCAATAAATATGTGTGATATGCCAAGATTATCTTTATTCAAACCGGAAAAAGGAAACGATTATAAATTTCACGATCGTACTATAAATGAGATGTTTCAGGTTGGTGGAACTGATCTAAATATTCACAAGTATTTAGGCCCGTATGACCAAGGAGAACTGCAAAAAGACGGAAATGCGTCACCGACACAACCTAATTATGCTGGTAGCGAAATCAACGAATTAACAATTCAAGATTTATTATTTTTAGAAAACAGAGATAGAAAATATTCGCCTGATGTTTACACAATTAGAGGAATTTATAATGTACAAGATGCTGATTTTAATTTATCACAATTTGGAATGTTTTTACAAAATGATACATTATTCTTAACAGTTCATTTAAACGACACAGTTGAAAGATTAGGTAGAAAACCAATGAGTGGAGATGTTATAGAGTTCCCTCATATGAAAGATGATTTTTCTTTAGATAAGAATATACCAATTGCATTAAAAAGATTTTATGTCATAGAAGATGTGAACAGAGCCGCAGAAGGATTTAGTCAAACTTGGTGGCCGCATTTATTGAGATTAAAAATGAAAACTTTAGTTGACTCACAAGAATTTAAAGATATATTAGGTGATGCAACAGAAACAGGATCTCTTGCAAGTTACATGAGTTCGTTTAACAAAGAAAAAGAGATAAACGATGCAGTAATAAATCAAGCAGAAGCAGATGCACCTAAATCAGGATTTAATTATAAGCAATATTATGTTACTCCTATCGATGAAAAAGGAAATGTGAGAACTGATAATGTTAATAACAAGTCAGATAGAGTATCTAATGATAAACCTGTTAATTCAACAATCGATACACCAGCAAGTTCATCTTATGGCTTTTATTATGACGGTGACGGTGTTGCACCAAACGGTTATCCATCAGGCTTTGGTACTTCTTTTCCGGCAACAGACAAGAACAAAGGCGATTATTTCTTAAGAACAGACTTTTTACCTAATAGGTTATTCCGTTATGATGGTACAAGATGGATAAAGGTAGAAGATTCAATTAGATTAACAACAACAAACAACGACACAAGAAAGAATTTTAAAACACAATTTACTAATACATCTGGAACAAAAACAATTAACGGTTTAACAGTTGAACAACGACAATCATTATCAGATGCATTAAAACCAAAGGCTGACAATTAAGAATGTTACACTTTTACGAAGGACAAGTTAGAAAATTTGTAACTCAATTTATTAGAGTATTGAGTAATTTTTCTGTAGAGCAAGGCAAAGGAAAAAACGGCGAAGTTAATCTACGTCAAGTTCCGGTAGTATACGGAGATATGACTAGACAGGTTGCAAATATTATTAAGAATGGATCAGAAAACTTTTTACAATCTGCGCCAAGAATAGCCGCATACATATCAGGTTTAGAATACGATAGAGAAAGAATGCAGAATCCTTATCATATTGAGAAACAACATTTAAAAGAAAGACATTACGACGAAACTACTAAACAATACACAAATAAATTAGGAGCAGGATACACAGTACAAAAAATAATGCCTTCTCCATTTAGATTAAACGTTACAGCAGATATATTTTCAACAAATACAGACATGAAGTTGCAAATACTGGAGCAGATTTTATATCTATTCAATCCAGATTTTGAAATACAAAAGTCAGACAATTATATCGACTGGACAAGTCTAAGTTATATTGAATTAACAAGTATAAATTTTAGTGGTAGAACAATACCAGTTGGTGCTGATACTGAAATAGACGTTGCAACTATGCAATTTTCTATGCCAATATGGTTATCTCCACCTGTTAAAGTTTCTAAACTGGGTGTAATACAAAAAATTATTATGAGCATTTACGATGATTCAGGTACAGGTGCTATGAACAAAGGACTAATTGATGGATCATTGATATCTAGAAGTTATGTTACTCCAAAACAATATCATGTATTACTAACAGGAAACCAATTGAGACTGTTAGGAACAACAGGAGATAATGCAAAAACAGGCGGTGATGGTTATCATACAAATGTTGATCATGGCAGTAAATTAGATCCTTTTACTACATATGGTCCACCGTTAAATTGGAACACAATATTAAATCAATATGGACAAATAACAAATGGCGTTTCTCAAATAAAATTACAAACACCAGAAGGCAAAGAAATTGTAGGAACAATAGCAACATCAACACTAGATGATTCTATTTTAATGTTCAACATTGACGGTGATACCGTACCTGCAAACACGCCAGCATTACCAAATGTTACTAAAATAGTAAACCCTTTAACTTTTGATCCAGGATCTAGTGTGCCAAATGGTACAAGATATTTGCTTGTTGATAATTTAGGTGATTCAACAACTGCTTGGGGAGATGTAGAAGCAAGTACAAACGATATTATTCAATACAATTCAAGTACATCAAAATGGTCAGTAGTTTTCGATGCATCAAATCCAGATTCAACACAACATTATATTACTAATTTAAACACAGGTATACAATACAAATGGAATGGTATTGAATGGTTAAAATCTTACGAAGGTGTTTATATTGCTGGTAAATGGACAATGGTGTTAGATGGTGGAAGTACACAATACGACCCAAGTACTGATGTTAATAATCCATAGACTTAAAAAACTAATCTTGCTATAATACAAGTATGTCTCCAACTAATATAATATGTTCAGGTGCATTGTTTTATGCAACCAACACAAAAAGATTTTTATTTTTACAAAGAACTGATGACAAAACAAAAGGACTTTGGGGACTATGTGGAGGAATGGCAAAGTTCCATGAATCTGCATTTGAAGGCCTGCAAAGAGAAATTGTAGAAGAAGTTGGTAGTGCACCTCCTATTAAAAAAACTATTCCTTTGGAACTGTTTACTTCAAACGATCAAAAATTTACTTTTAACACTTACCTACTTGCTGTTGAAAATGAATTTATTCCTAAATTAAATGACGAACATTCAGGTTATTGTTGGACTGCGTTTGAATGTTGGCCTAAAAACTTACACGCTGGGTTGAAAAATACCCTTAACAATAAATCCATTAAGGGTAAACTTCAAACAATTTTAGATCTTATAACATAAAAAGTATATTCAATACTTTGTGTTATTTGTCTGTGTCGTAATATCAGTTGATAGGCAAACACCTAGAACCAATTTTTTGGCATCGAACCGTTGCTTTTGTAATATTCGTATGCTGATTTCCAATTTTTAGAGTATTCAGTTTTAAAATACTGAATAAGATGTTGATCATTGTTCGAGTATGTCGGCAAATAATTTTGCCAAAAATTCAGATTGAGTGCTCTACCCAATGCTTGTGCTATTGTGGTCATGTAATAATATCCTTTGTATGAAATGGTTCCATGTATATATAGCATATCAAACACCGTTTTCCTATTGCTTTTTTGCAATGGCGGGTATGCGTAAATGATATAGTTTATTAACTATTTTTGATGTAAGATTTACCTGTAAGTTTTTCAATATCTCGGATCATTTCTTCCATGTTCACCCTTACAGTTTTTCCAGTTTTAGTATTTCTTGAATAGTATTCCCACTCGCCTTCTTCGTTGTGTGGAGATATTTTAGTAACGTTTCCTGCTTCGTCTTGCACAAACATTTCAGCACTTGAAGACTCGTCTTTGGCATATATTTTTGCATAACCGGCCGATCCTCCAGGATCACTTGCCAATACACCAAATTCTGCATGACCCCCTGCTACTCTAAAACTTGTTTCGTTTAATAATTGTAATGAGTCTGATCTAAATCTTGCTGATATGTTTTGTGATCCACCTTTTGCAAATGCAAATTCTAATATTCCGTCCTCAGACCCGTCACTTGCATCTAAAATTTTACCTGAAATTTTTGCATAGTTTACTTCTTGGTCAGCATCGTTCTCACCTTTAAATTTTATCTGTCCTAGGTAATCTGCATCTGCTGGACTAGAACTGTTTCTTTTTAATGAT